CAGCAAGGGCATCTTTGATAAGCAACTTTGGTTGGGGAATAACGGATGGCGGTATAGCTTAAATAAATAAATATGACAAAATTAGAATATCCAAAAGTAATTACATGGTACATATCCTACAAAACAAGATTAAGTTTTTTATTATTTTGGCAAAAAGCTAAAGTAGCTAAACACTATGGTTATGTAGAGCCTAAACAATGTATGGAAAACTCTTTAACGAAAACAGACTACTTCACTAACGCAGAAGACTGGTTGGAAGCTTTGCTACAAAACAAGGAGCCTTTTACTTCAGAAGAATGGTTGAATATGGCTTATGAAGAAGGTATAGATTTAACTCAAGAAAAGTGGAATATTCTTGTTGATAAAAACAAAATAGATCTTACCATGGAAATAGATTACATATAATAAAAACTAAACAAATATCATGCCTCTACTAAAATTAAAATTGGGTTTAAATTGCATTCCCGTGGTGAATGGAGCAGGGTTAATATCTAGCCTATTATCTTCATTGCGAGAAAGAGCGGCATACTACGAAAATGTTACTTGTACCATTGCAACATTAACCGAGTTAGAAAATATTTCATAATGGCAAACTTATTAGATAAAGCGTCAATTTTATTGACTCCCACTGGTTATGACAACGGCAAGATGTTAAGCATCAAGCCAACTGGTGGAGATGGGGATTTCACTTTCTCAAGAAATTCTGCTGCCACTAGAGTCAATGCACAAGGGTTAGTTGAGAATGTACAGATACTATCTGGAGACTTGGTACAGAATGGTAGCTTTTCACAGATAGGTGCAGAGCTGATTACTAATGGAAGTTTTTCTAATGGCTCAACAGATTGGACTTTAAATGATTGGACAGTTGCAGATGGTAAAGCAAGTCTTATAAATGGTTCATCTTTTATCACACAAGCTAGTGTTTTAGAGATAGGTAAAACATATAAAATTCAATACACAATATCAGATTATGTAAGTGGAACTATTCGATGGAGAGCTAATGGAGTAAATGGTTCTGTTAATTCATCTAATGGTGTTGTAACTGATTTCATAACACCAGCATCAACAACTTTTAGCATACAAGGTTACAATACTTTTAATGGCTCTATATCAAACATTTCTGCTAAAGAGGTGGGGCAAAATTGGACTTTTGGAGATGGATTTACACCCGATCAAGCAAATAGCAAGGTAACTTGTGATGGCACACAATCAGCAGCAACAAACTTAATACAAACAATTTCAACCAACATACAAAATAAATTAGTAAGGATATCATTTACATTAAATATTTCAGCAGGTGCTTTAAGTGGTAGTTTAAACAATTCGGGTGGTGCTGAATTTAGTAATTTAACAACAAGCGGAAGCTATACTGCTGAAGCAACATCGGGAGATATAAACCCAACAATATTGTTACAAGGAGATGCTAACTTTGTTGGTAGCATTACAAACATAGTAATAAAAGAAGTAACTAACGATACAAACCTACCGAGAATAAACTACGAGAATGGCTGTGGGAGTTGGCTTTTAGAAAATGAGTCAACGAATATTGTAACTTATTCAGAATTATTTAGTCATGAAAGTTGGATAAAAAACTCTACATTAAATGTAACAATAAATAATGCCCTATCCCCCGATGGAACACAAAATGCAACAAGGGTTAATAAAGCTGGTAGTGGTAGCAGATTAGGAGTTGAAATATCTATTGCAAGTGGTCAAAGTTATACACTTTCATTTTATATGAAAAACAACGGAGGAGTGACAAGTTTTCAAACGAATTTTGATGGGCAAAGTGCAAATCAATCATACACAATTACTGATGATTGGCAAAGATATAAATTTACTTTTCTTGCTACTGCTACAGAAACATCTCAAATAAGATTGTTTACAAGTTCAGCTAATATAGATGCACATATTTGGGGCGCACAATTAGAACAACAACCTTTTGCAACCTCATATATTCCCACATCGGGAGCATCATCCACAAGGCTTAAAGATATAGCACCTAATTCGGGAAACTCTACTTTGATAAACTCTACAGAAGGAGTATTGTATGCTGAGATAGCTGCTTTAGAAAATAATGGGGAAAGCATTAGATCTATTAGTTTAGGTGTAAATGGAGATAATAATCAAACTATAACTATACGCTTTAGAAATCAATCTAATACTATAGGTTTATTTATGAAGCCTTTAAGTCCAAATAATCTTAATTTAAGTACTAGTAGTTTTGATGTATTAAATTTTAATAAAATAGCTTTAAAGTACAAAAGCGGACAAATTGCACTTTGGATAAATGGTTCTGAAGTTATTACATCTACCAATACATTTAATATTTCTGGGTTAAATAACTTAACTTTTGGTACTGGTGGTAGTTCTAGTTTCTACGGCAAAGTAAAAGCATTAGGAGTCTTCAAAGAAGCACTAACAGATGCAGAACTAACAGCTTTAACAACAATTTAAATGAATATTTACAAGACAGTATTTGATACAGAGCAACAAGGTAAAGATGTTTTAATCTCTAAAGATGTATGGGCTGAAGTAACATATGAAGGCGTTACATCTATGCAGTACATCAACGGAACAAAGGCAGTTGTTTACATTGGTAAAGTTATAAAAACACAAGGTACTTATGATAAAGATATTCACGAAATAACACCACCAATTTACTACGATGGTGTGGCGTATGATATAATAAGTTCGGACTTCTTAGACTTTGGAAACAATGAAGTTTATCCAGGTGATGCTTCAGTACATCAGTTTTATGGGTTTCCAAGAAACACATAAATTACATAAAATTTAAAATATGGCTACAAAAAATGCTCCTTCTAGGAAAAAATCTAAAAAGTACTATGCTAAAGTAAAAAAAGGTAGGGGTACTGGTAAAAAAGCAGGAGGAGGTATGACTGCTAGAGGCGTTGCGAAGTATAGAAAAGACAACCCAGGCAGTAAGTTAAAAACAGCTGTTACGACACCCCCTTCAAAATTAAAAAAAGGCAGTAAGGCTGCTAAAAGAAGAAAAGCCTTTTGCGCTAGATCTAAAAGTTGGACTTCAGAAAGAGGTAGAGCTGCTAGAAGAAAATGGAACTGTTAAATGAAAAACAAAAAAAAATTTAAAGATACTAAAGTTGGTCAGTTTTTATTAAAAAAGCTACCCGGTTTTGTATCAGGCACTTTACCCAATAAAGGTATATTAGGTATAGTTAAAAACTTAATAGATAGTGAACCTGAATTAACAGGTCAAGATAAGATCCAAATGCATGAGGAGCTTATTGAATTATACAATCTACAAGTTGCAGATAGGGACAGCGCTCGTAAAAGAGAAGTTGAGAAAGCTAAAACAGGTCAATTTGATCTTATGTTCAATCTAACAGGTATAGTAGGTTTAGGGTCTTTTACCTTTATGATATACGCTATAGTATACCTGCAAATACCTGAGTCTAATAAAGAAGTGTGGATACACTTAATAGGTATATGCGAAGGTATAGTGTTGTCTATATTTGGATATTTCTTTGGGGCAGCTGTTAGGAAAAACAAGTAACATAAGAAAGTAATCGGCTACGCACGTAATATACATAAGAGTAATTAACAATTAAATTAAATAAAATGAGTAAAAAAATCGAACAAGTAGAGTTAGAAGAATTAGTGAAGCAGCAAAACTTCAAAAGACAGATGCTATCTGATATTGGAGCCTTAGAGGTTCAAAAAACACAGGTACTAGGGTCTTTTGCTCAATTAATGTCTGACGCTGAAAAAATGAGCCAGTCTCTTGAGGAAAAGTATGGTAAAATTACCGTCAACCTAGAAGACGGTAGTTATGAAGAAATGAAAGAAAAGTCTGATGAGCAAGCTGATTAGAAAAATAAGTATCGGCTCTGATTATAAAAATGAAGCAATGCATTACTCCGTAGGTCAACAGGTTTACGGAGGTCATTGTATATCAGATATATTGTATGACAAAAAAGATGGTTCTTATAATATATACATAAGTAAGAAAGATGAAATAATTCCATGGAAAAAGTTTAATACTAACATGGCAATTTCAATAGAATATAATCTAGAATACTAATGCAGAGTTTATACAGCTTTATTATAGAACCTAAAGATAGTAGGTATACAAATGAAGTAGATGTGGGGGGTAAAAAGCTTATAATAAATACCACCATGGACGACCATAAATTTGTTAATAGAATTGGTATTGTTAAATCAATACCTCTTATAGGAGACACTGATATAAAAGTTAACGACGAAGTTATAGTGCATCATAATGTATTTAGAAGATTTTATAACGTACGAGGAATAGAAAAAAACAGTAGCGCTTATTTTAAAGAAGACATGTACTTCTGTTACTACGATCAAATATTTCTTTACAACCACAATAAAGAATGGAAAGCTCCAGGTGATTTTTGTTTTGTAAAGCCTGTAGTAAAAAAAGAAAATTCAATTCTAAGCGAACAAAAAGAAAGAAAGCATATTGGTATACTAAAATATGGCAATAGCTCCTTAGAAGCTCTTAAAATAGCCGAAGGGGATATATTAGGCTTTAGTCCAAGCAGTGAATATGAGTTTTTAATAGATGGTGACAGGTTATACAGAATGCGCACTAATGATATTACAATCAAATATGAAAACAAAGGAGACGAAGAGGAATATAATCCAAGCTGGGCAAAAGGCAGTGGAAGAACTTATTAAAGTTGCTAAAGAAAAAATCGTAGACTCAGGAGATGATATAACAGCTGACAGATTAAAAAACGCAGCTGCTACAAAAAAATTAGCAATTTTTGATGCTTTTGAAATACTAGATAGAATACAACAAGAGCAAGATCTTTTAGAAGAAGGTAAGGATTCTAATAGCAAAGAAAAATCTTTTAAAGGTTTTGCTGAAGGAAGATCTAAATAATGTACAAGCAAACACTATTCAAAGTGCTAAAGGACTATATAAAGCCTAGCACTATAGAAAAATACAATAGATATAATAAGTGGCAATACGGTTACAATAAAGATCACGATATCGTTGTTATATCTAGAAGCGGTAAGATTGGTGAAATATACGAAATTCAAGGATTAAAAATAGGGTTACCTTTATGTGGTAATAGCTATAAGCTGTCAAATAAAAAGTTAGAGCAATTTTGGAAAGCATTAGATTATCCTAAAGAATTAAGTAAAATAAAATCAGTTTTTGACTGGGAGAATCGCTCTAGTGAATTTAAAAATAAATGGTATGACTATATTGACAACGAATTTAAAAAGAGGGAAGAAGGCTTTTGGTTTAATAACAAAGGGGTTCCTGTGTATATTACTGGCACTCACTACATGTACCTGCAGTGGTCCAAGATTGATGTTGGGCAGCCAGACTTTCGTGAATCAAATAGATTATTCTACATATTTTGGGAAGCCTGTAAGGCCGATGCAAGATGTTACGGAATGTGTTACCTTAAAAACAGAAGGTCAGGCTTTTCGTTCATGGCCTCAGGCGAGACTGTTAATCAAGCCACGATTTCTACAGACTCAAGATTTGGTATACTATCAAAATCTGGGCCAGACGCAAAGAAAATGTTTACTGATAAGGTCGTACCAATCTCAGTTAATTACCCCTTCTTTTTCAAACCTATCCAAGACGGAATGGACCGTCCAAAAACGGAACTCGCGTATAGAGTCCCGGCGTCAAAATTTACCCGTAAGAAACTTGATTCCAACGAGAAGCTCGAGGATATATCCGGTCTCGACACAACGATCGACTGGAAGAACACGGGTGACAACTCCTACGATGGTGAAAAATTAAAACTATTAGTACACGATGAAAGTGGAAAGTGGGAAAAACCTACAAATATATTAAACAACTGGAGAGTCACTAGAACTTGTTTAAGATTAGGTTCAAGAATTATTGGTAAGTGTATGATGGGTAGTACCTCTAATGCTTTAGATAAAGGTGGTGAGAATTTTAAAAAATTATATTATAATTCAAATGTTGAAAAAAGAAACGCCAATGGCCAGACTCGCTCAGGATTATATTCTTTGTTCATACCTATGGAATGGAACTACGAGGGATACATTGATTCTTATGGATTACCTGTATTCAACACGCCGGAAAAACCAGTTAAAGGGCCAAATGGGGAAATAATAGACTTAGGTGTTATAGAATACTGGGAGAATGAAGTTGAAGGATTAAAAGATGATCAAGATAGTTTAAACGAATATTATCGTCAATTTCCTAGAACTGAAAACCACGCTTTTAGAGATGAAACAAAACAGTCTTTATTTAATCTAACAAAGCTATACGAACAAATAGATTATAACGAAGATGCTCAAAGAAACGGATTGGTGACAGTCGGTAGTTTTCAATGGAAAGACGGGGCTAAAGATAGCACTGTTGAATTTATGCCTAACAAGAGCGGTAGGTTTAAAGTTAGCTGGGTTCCTAAGCTAGAAATGCAAAATAGGGTTAGATTAAACAACGGTATAAAATACCCCGCTAATGATCATGTAGGTGCTTTTGGTTGTGACAGTTACGATATATCAGGCACTGTTGATGGTATTGGATCTAACGGAGCATTGCACGGCTTAACTAAATACTCTATGGAAGAAGCTCCATCTAATAGTTTTTTCTTAGAATATGTAGCAAGACCTCAAACCGCAGAGATATTTTTTGAAGACGTTTTAATGGCATGTGTATTTTATGGAATGCCTATATTAGTAGAAAACAATAAGCCTAGATTATTGTATCATTTTAAAAGAAGAGGGTACAGAGGGTATTCAATGAATAGACCTGACAAAAATTATAACAAACTTTCTATTACAGAAAAAGAAATAGGGGGTATACCTAACTCGTCAAGTGACATAAAGCAATCTCATGCTGCTGCTATAGAATCTTATATAGAAAAGTACGTAGGAATAATTGAAGACGGCTATGGGGATATGTATTTCAATAGAACATTAGAAGACTGGGTGAAGTTTGACATAAATAATAGAACAAAGTTTGATGCATCAATTAGCTCAGGATTAGCAATTATGGCTTGCAATAAAAACCTTTATGCGCCAACACAAGAAAGAAAAATTAAAAGTATAAATCTTGGGATAAAAAGATACGACAACAAAGGATATAGATCTCAAATAATTTAAGTAAATGATTAATAAAGCTATAAAAAGTTCCTTCCCGTCACAAGCAGTCAGTGATTTAGAAAAAATGAGCGCTGAGTACGGTGCACAAGTAGGGAGAGCTATTGAGCACGAGTGGTTTAATTCTAAAGACGGCTACAACGGTAAAAACGGATCGGGTAGGTATTCTACATCCAAACAATCATTTCACTCATTAAGACTATATGCTAGAGGAGAGCAATCGGTGAGAAAATATAAAGATGAATTATCTATTAACGGAGATTTGTCTTATATGAATTTAGATTGGAAGCCTGTGCCTATCATACCTAAGTTTGTTGATATTGTTGTAAACGGTATGGCTGATAGATCATATGAAGTCAAAGCTTACTCGCAAGATCCTGCTTCAATAAAAGAAAGAACTGATTATGTTACTAAGATAGCTGAAGATATGGCGGCTAAGCCATTCAATGATGCAGTAGCTAGTCAATTAGGTATAGATATATACCAAACAGATCAAAGCAAGTTGCCTGAAACGTCAGAAGAGCTTGAAATACATATGCAGCTTGAATACAAACAAGCTATTGAAATTGCTGAAGAAGAAGCTATTAATAGTGTTTTTGATAAAAACAAATACGAGTTAGTATCTAGACGTATAAAAAGAGATTTAACTGTAATAGGTATTGGCGCTGCAAAAAGCTCGTTTAATAAAGCTGAAGGCATTAAAGTGGAGTATGTAGATCCAACAGATTTAGTTTGGTCTAATACAGATTCACCTTACTTTGACGATATATATTACGTAGGTGAGGTAAAAGAAATATACATTAACGAACTTAAGAAAGAGTTTCCAGAATTAACTGACGAAGAATTAGAATCTTACGGAGGATATAATACATCTTATACTAATTCAGGTTACAATTCAAAGTCTAATGAAAACAATAGTGTAACAGTTTTATATTTTGAATACAAAACGTATGCTAATCAAGTTCATAAAATAAAGAAAACAGCTACAGGTGGTAAAAAAGCTATTGAAAAAAATGATACTTTTAATCCTCCAGCTAATGACGATTTTGAGAAAGTTGAAAGAGCTATAGAGGTAATATACGAAGGTGTAAAAATTATAGGTACAAACGAAGTGCTTAAGTGGGAACTTAAGAAAAATATGATACGTCCTAAAGCAGATACAACAAAAGCTCAAATGAGCTATGCTATCTGTGCACCTAGAATGTATGAAGGAAGAATAGAATCGCTAGTTAGTCGTATGACTAATTTTGCAGATATGATTCAATTAACGCACTTAAAACTACAGCAGGTGTTATCTAGGGTAGTGCCGGATGGCGTTTACTTAGACGCTGATGCATTAGCTGAAATAGATTTAGGTAACGGAACAAATTACAATCCTCAGGAAGCATTAAATATGTATTTCCAAACAGGTAGTGTTATTGGTAGATCAATGACACAAGACGGGGATATGAATAGAGGAAGGCTACCGATTACTGAATTAAATTCTAACGGTGGTAATAATAAAATAACAGCGCTTATAGGTACGTATAATTACTACCTACAAATGATGCGCGATGTGACTGGATTAAACGAAGCTAGAGATGGCGGGATACCAGATAAAAACGCTTTAGTGGGTTTACAGAAAATGGCCGCAGCGAATTCTAACACAGCAACAAGGCATTTATTGCAATCAAGCTTGTATATAACCCTAACGATGGCAGAGTGTATTGCAATGCGTGTCTCTGATGTTATAGAATATTCGCCAACTAAAGAGTCTTTTATAAAAACATTAGGTAAGTTTAATGTCTCCACTTTAGAAGAGATGGCTAATTTACACTTACATGATTTTGGTATATTCCTAGAATTAACGCCAGACGAAGAAGAAAAAGCTAAGCTTGAAAACAATATACAAGTTGCTTTACAATCAGGTCAGATATACTTAGAGGACGCTATAGAAGTTAGAGAGGTGCGTAATATAAAATTAGCAAACCAACTCCTTAAAATACGTAGAAAAAAGAAACAGCAATTAGATCAAGAGCAACAACAGAGAAACATTCAGGCTCAAACGCAATCTAATACGCAATCTGCTCAAGCAGCGGCTCAAGCTGATATGCAAAAGCAACAAGCTTTAACTGAATCTAAAGCTCAACTAGAGCAAGTTAAGAATCAATTAGAAATAACTAAGATGGAAAGAGAAGCTGCTATAAAGAAAGAATTGATGGAGTATGAGTTTAATTTAAACATGCAGCTGCAGGAAATGCAATTAAGACAAGTCAACGATAAAGACAAGTTTAAAGAAGACCGTAAAGATGAAAGAACTAAAATACAAGCATCTCAGCAGAGCGAACTTATAGACCAAAGAAAAAACAACGCGCCACCAAAAAGCTTTGAATCTGCCGGGCAAGACAATCTAGGGGGATTTGGTCTTGAGCAGTTTGAGCCAAGGTGATAAATTTTTAACTATTTAATTATATTATATTATGTCGGAAGAAAACCAAACAATTGAAGAAGTTGTTGAAACAGCTGCGCAAGCCCCTGTAGAAACACCTAAAGAAACCATCTCTTATAAAGAGGTAAAAAAAGACGGTACTATTAAATTAGACCTAGAAAAATTAAAAGAATTTCAAAATAAAAACACAGATCAAGATGTACGGAAAAATGAAATCATCAGCGAGAGCAACTACAACCAAGAAAGCAGTAGCAAAGAACAAAACAGTCAAGAAGAAAACAGTCAAGAACAAAAAGTACTAGAAGAAGTACATGATACTGGAGACGCTCCTGTTGCGGTTCAAGCAAATGAACCTGTTATTGAAGAAAAAGTAGAAGCTACACTCCAAAGAACTTTACCGGAAAATATAGAAAACCTGGTAAAATTTATGGAAGATACCGGTGGGGGTATTGAAGAATACGTCAGGTTAAACGCTGACTATTCGAGCGTGGATGACACCGCGTTATTAAAAGAATATTACAAGTCAACTAAGGGTCATTTAGACAATGAAGAAATAGATTTTCTAATTGAAGATAATTTTTCATATGATGAAGACATAGATGATGATAGAGATATCAGAAAAAAGAAGTTGACACTAAAAGAAGAAGTTGCGAAAGCTAAGAAATTTCTTAATGGTATGAAAGATGAGTATTACAAGGAAGTCAAGTTGGGTTCTAAGTTATCATCCGAGCAGCAAGAAGCTATTAACTTTTACAATAAGTACAACCAAGAACAATCTGTTACCAGTGAGGTTCAACAAAAACAGTACAAGCAATTTGAACAAAGTACCAATAATGTTTTCAACGAAGAATTCAAAGGTTTTGATTTTAAAGTAGGAGACAAAAAATATAGGTATAATGTGAAAAATGCTGGTGATGTTAAGAATTACCAAAGCGACATATCTAATTTTGTAAAGGAGTTCCTTGATGAAAACGATATGATGAAAGACGCTAAAGGTTATCACAAAGCTTTATACGCAGGTAAAAATATTGATAAAATTGTATCACATTTTTACGAGCAAGGTAAAGCTGACGCTATAAAACAAACTGCTATCAATTCTAAAAATATTGATATGAGCGCTAGAACTAATAAACCAGTTGTAGAAGCCGGCGGAATGAAATTTAAAGTGCTAGGTGGAGAAGATAGTTCGAGGTTGAAATTTAAAATAAGAAAATAACAACAACAAACAATTAAAAACTAAAAAAAATGGGATTTAACACATCTTTGGGATTAGGTGGATCATTTTCACTAACCCCAACACCAAGTCCAATTGTAAGTGATGCTAACTATATTGACTTTACATCTTCAACAACTGCTGGTTGGGCACAACAATATCTTCCTGAATTATACGAGCAAGAAGTAGAGCGCTACGGAAATCGTACAATCGGAGGGTTTTTACAAATGGTAGGCGCTGAAATGCCTATGGAATCTGATCAAGTAATTTGGTCTGAACAAAACAGATTACACATTGCTTATAAAAGTAATGCTGTAGCCGCTAACTCTACTGTGGTACTTGCTACTGCAACTGGAGTTGTAACTCTTGGATCTGCTTTAGCTAATTCATTAAGAGCAGGTAATACAGTTATTATATGCGACAATGCTACTGGACTTAAAACTCTTAAATGTTATGTTTCTGGTGTATCTGGTAATACAGCTACTTTAAAAACTTATACTGCTGACGCATTTACAACAGTAGTTGCTAATGGTGGAGCTATTAACTTATTTGTATATGGTTCTGAATTTCCAAAAGGATCTCTATCTATGGTAGGAGAGCTTAAACCACAATTTACTCAATTTAGCAATAGCCCAATTATCATTAAAGATCACTTTAAGATTTCTGGATCTGATACTGCTCAAATTGGATGGGTTGAAACAACTGATGAATCTGGACAGTCTGGATATTCTTGGTATTTAAAAGCCGCGGGAGAAACTAAATTACGTTTTGATGATTACTTAGAAACTTCTATGATAGAGTCAGTTAAAGCTGTAGCTTCTGATGTTAACACTAGTGTTTCTGATACGGGTAACGAAGGTACAAACCCTGATGCTCCTGATGGAATCAATGGTACTGAAGGTCTTTTTGCTGCAATTGAAAGTAGAGGTAATGTATTTGAAGATTTAGCTTCTTTAGGAGACTTTGATCTTTTACTTAAAAATCTTGACAAGCAAGGTGCTATTGAAGAAAACATGTTATATGTTAATCGTTCTTTAGCTCTTACGATGGATGATATGGTAGCTGGATTAAATTCTAACTATCAAGGTGGCGCTTCTTTTGGTGTATTCCAAAACGACGCTGACATGGCATTGAACTTAGGTTTCTCTGCTTTCCGTAGAGGATCTTATGATTTCTACAAGTCAGATTGGAAATACTTAAACGATGCTGCTGCAAGAGGTGGTTTTGGAGATATATCAGGATGTTTAATTCCTGCTGGAACTTCAACTGTATACGATCAATCAATGGGTAAAAACATGACTCGTCCTTTCTTACATGTAAGATATAGAGCTTCTCAAACCGACGACAGAAGACTTAAGTCTTGGGTTACTGGTTCTGTTGGATCTGCTTCTTATACTGGAGAAGACGTAATGGAAGTGCATTACTTATCTGAAAGATGTTTAGTTACACAAGGAGCTAACAACTTTGTATTACTAAAAGAATCATAATATTAATTTTAAAAACAAAACAAAATGGAAAAATATCTATATTTCAGAACACAAGATACAATCGCAAATGATGATGCAGCTGCGGACTCAGCTTGCTGGCCTTTATCAAGTTTCGTTGGTATGCATCCAACTGCAAACGATACTTTAGCTTTACATTTTAAGCAACAAATTCCCGTTAGCGGAGATGGCCAAGATGGCAACTTTGTTAACACTGATAAAGTGGTTTTGCAACTTGCATCTAATAATACTCACAAAGAGGCTATGCAAGGTTTAGTCGAAGCTTTTGCTAATCTTACATCTTTCAAAGGTCAGTCAGATGAGGGATCTTTTATTGTTGTTGCGGACGACATATCTACAGGTACATCATATATTATACCTGAGATTACTGCAGTATCAACAATTGCACTTGGCTCTGCATTAACTTAATACCTTAATTATTTTTAAACTTATAGGCGTCTTAACGGCGCCTTTAGGTTTATTTTTATACGACGATAGCCTACTACTATATATATAAACAAGCTA